AGTTTGTCCAGTTGATTTGTATCAAGGTTAAAGCAAACATCCTCGCTAGGTAGAGAGATAGACTTCTCTGGAGGAGTAACAATAACGTTTGGGTCGGCAAAGAAATACTTAGACCGAGAGCGACCTTCTTTGATAACAACATAACCGTCGTTCTGGAAGTCAAGTTCTGCATTCTGATGCAAGTTAAGACCATTCAAGAATTGATTCAGGTCATAGATGCCAAAGTCGCGAGGGATATCTTCTGCAATGTTTGCTTCTGCGAGAATGTTCTTCATCACAGAGATAGTGCGAAGTTTGTTACCTTCTTTGAAGAGGATAGACTGGTTAATACCAGAGAAGTTCTTCAGAAGGTTAAGAGTGCGATCAGACAGTTTCATAGTCATGGGTTTGAGTTTCACTGGGGATAAGTTTCACGTTGTGCGTTCTTGTCGTTGAAATGCATCAGTAGAACAGCATAATGCATAATCTTCATAAGGTCACGTCGCGCAGTGCCTTTCTTATCATATCGGGAAGCATACTTGAGGATATTACTGCGACAGAATGCTTCACCATCACCACATGCTTCAATCAAGTCAAGAGTTTGAATCTTGTTAGTTCCAGCAGAATAGTGGGCGTTGTAAGTTCCACGAATATACTCAAGAAGTTCTTTCAGAAGTTCTTCTTCATTATACTTCCAAGGTGTTTGGGAAGAAAACTCAATAGCATCCCCCCCAACATCAAATTTAATCACATCATCATTCATAGTGTCGTAAAGCAGACTCCAGGAGTTTGTCATAATTATATCAAGATTGTGTTTGTTCGTCAACGGGCATCTCAAAATCAGCATCAACCTTGTCGTACAGTTCAAGGAATGCTTGCTTGGTATCATCATCAAAACGATTCACACAGACTTGAATTGCCTTTGCCTTGTCTTCAAAGATGTTGAATGCTTTGACGATATGAACCAGACGGCGGGTGCTGATGATTTCCTCAATACCACCATCGTAGAAGGTCTTGCGGATGATGTCTGCCCAATCGGCAAGACGCTTACAGAAGGTTTCATCATCACAGAGTTTGTTGAGAATCTTCTGTTCAATAGCAGAAGTCGGATACTCCTGCTCAAAGGTTACGGGAAAACGCTCAAGGAAGGCTTCGTTGAGCACGTTAGTTCCAATGAATCGTCCATCATCTGAACCTTTACCTTTAGTGTTTGCGGTTGCGATGACATTGAAACCTGCGCTGGGTCGAACAAACCTTCCGATTTTTTTAAGAAAGACTCCATTTCCTTCAAGGATACTTTGGAGACAGAGAATTTTGTTAGAAGCGAGGTCGATTTCGTCAAGGAGCAAGATAGCTCCTCGTTCGAGTGCTTCAATGACTGGGCCATTGTGCCAGACGGTTGCACCATCAAC